CCTTTATCACCAATTTCAATATACATTATAGCACGGAAACCGTGTGCTGTCAATGTCAATAATCCGGACTTTCACCGATATCGTCCCTATTATATCCGCCAATTATGTCGGAATTATGACGCTGGGTGGCGCTCTCAAAAGCCATATATTCATTGACTATCCGGGCGATATAATTTCGATCAATCAGCCCGCCACTAATTCGGGAACGGATATAATCATTGATTTGTTCCATGTTATGGAATTGGTCGGAATCGAGCGCCTCATAAGTCAGTCGCTCCATTTCCATGGCCCAGGATTTAATCTTGCCCATACTGGCGGGTCCAATCCCAAAAAATTCGCGTGGCATCTGCTCTGGGCAGATCAAACGCCTTGGCCAGATAAGACGGCGCACCAAACATGTTGATCTTGCCGGATTCGCGCAGATGATTTAGAAATTCAAAATAATGTGCGTTCTTATCCACTGTTGCGGTTTTCATTATTATTCCTCCGTTGGATTAAAAAATTGGTCCTGACAACTTTGACAAAGGCCAGAAATTTCGTATTCTCGCAATGAAAGCAGGTCAACAAAATCTGCAATCACAATTGGCGTCTTGCAAACCGGACATTTGCATTCCCTAAGTGCAGAAAGGGTGCCTGGAAAATAGGCATCAATAACCTGCTTCATTCCGTCGGTCTTGTCACTCATTGGCTTTTTCATAATTACTTTCCTATTATCTTTCCGAGTAAGAGTCAAACCAAGGTCCGCGATTTCGCGTCCGTTGTTTTCCGACCGAGGAGGTGCAGGTGCTTGAGGAAGCTTCGGGGTTGTCGCAAAGCGCCTGAGCCTCTTCCAACGTCAAACGGGTGAGAATGGTTCTCTTGGAGCCATTCCGAAAAAGTCTTATAACATCATAGCTCATGAAAGTCTCCCATAACTTCTAATTTTGGATGATTTGTTGGAATTGAATTCCCGATATGCGGGAAGTTTACCGAAAACCTTTTCAAAGGTTTTCAAGAATAGTGTTGCGTCCGAGTCTTCCTCAAGATACAAATAATCTCCGCGATAATAAGAATATGCTGAAAATGATTTGTGTGTTAAGTCAAGCATTGCAAGATCCTTAATGGGAACTCGCATCCAGCCGTGGCCAGGATCACTATAAAAAGAATATGTGCGTTTCATGAACATCTTACCTTATTGTGGTCTTTAATGTTGTTAGTGTGCAGTAAACCGGTCCGATCAAGCTTGGCGGTCACTTTGAGGTTTTTAGGTTTATTCTTTGTCAAGTATTTCAGGGCCTGTTCACGGGTGAGGAATTTCTTTCTTTTGTCACCATAGACGGCGAAGCCCATAAGGCCATCAATCACGCCCGAGGTAAGTTCTCGGTCAGAACAAAGGTCGGCGTGAATATAGCCAAACTTGCCAACCTGCAACTTGCCGTTGGAACGTAGTCTAGCCACAATAAGCCGCGCTATAAGAAAATCTGCCTTCATATTAATCCTCTCCTTGGATCCGCATCATGTGCGTTTGGCGCCACTCGGCGCTATTTGCCGACTGTTTTTCCTTGGCGATTTCTAGTAACTGCTTCCAATAGGCCGCAATCCTCGGATTGCCGCGCTTATCCAGGCGCCTCCAGTAAGATAATTGCTTGGACGAGAGTCGCTTATACTTTGCATAAAACTCCGCCATGGACGTTCCCATGAAAGCATCACACGGCTTGAAACCTTCGCCGTTTTTATTTCGCGTGGATTTCGCGGTTTGTTCGCCGAGAGTCTGCCTCTCATTAAGAACGATTAGTGCGCGGCCCACGGCCGTTTCGCTGGTGGCCAGCAAGTTAAGGATTGTGTCTTTATTGAGAATCATATTAATCCATCCGCGACATTGAATAGGACTTGAACCCGGCAGCGGTAAGAACCTGTGAGAATGCCTCGGCATAAGCTTCCTTAAGCGTCATGCTCTGGTTATAGTCGCGCACCCAAACGGTGACGCCACCATAAAACTCGTCCTTGCGGGCATAACCGTTGTTCATGAGAAACTTGGCGAAGGCGCTAGTTCCCGGCTTGATATTCACCCAAGCGAAACCACAAACACCGGCCTCAACCACTTCCACGCCCTTAGAATAATCCATTTCATTGCTGAAAATATTCTTGGCCTGTCCGACAACCATTGGAGTCGGCGTGCAGTTCTTTGCGGCAATACGGCCGGCCATATCGGCCTTTTCATAAATTCCAGCAAAGTCATTATATTGTGAATTATTCATTAGTCAAATCCTTGTCAATCAAACTCATATACTTAATATAGTGATTCAATAGTCATTTTTAAATCTCCAATATCAATGGCTCATAATGCTTGCAATGTGTTTCGCTTGGATATCCACGCGGATTGCTCACCACTCGAGTTTCACCAATCATATAATCACATGCATTGTGCATGTGCCCGTGAATCCAAAGCTTCGGAGGCTTCTTCATATCAAGGATATCAAATCCCAATTCAGACGCAAATGAGGCATTGTGGGGGTCGCCCTTAAATCGTTCGTGGGTTGAACGGAAAGAAGGAGCATGGTGGCTTACAATAACATCGGCATCGGAAGTCAACAGAAAATTCTTGTGATACTGGAAATGCTCATTATGAACCTGTTCATTCCAAGTTGGCATATATCGCGTATCAGCCAAACCATCCTTATACAGTAACCAATCGATTCCCTTAGTAAGGTCGGTCCAAAGTGTGGCGCCGGCAATCTTAATTTCACCAATCATCATCGACTTGGTGTAATGGCCAGGATGCTTTATGTCTCTGCCCCAGAAATCATGGTTACCATCAATAAAGAAATACTTATCGGGTGGAAAAAGAGTATGGAAATAATCATACATCAAGCGGTTCGTGGCCGTATCACCGGCATTAATCCACAGGTCCGCGTCATAATCTTCCGGATATATCGTGTATGTCGATTGATCTAGATGAATGTCTGAAATAATTCCAAGCTTCATTAAGTATACTCCTATTCGGGGTTCATCTTAGCTGAGTCTGCCTCACTGAGGCCGAATACGTAGATTTCTTTGCCCTTCGCAACCTGAAGCCCGGCGTCTCGCGCTAGAGCTGCGGTAGTGAACCATTGGGCATCATGGACGTGTCGAGTCCAAGTTTTTTCGTCGAGGTACAAGAACTGTCGCGTCTCGGGCCGATACACTATGTAGTTTCGCTTAACAGTCATGCTAGTCTCCTATAATTTCTAATTTTGGATGAGTTGTCAATTAAACTCATATACTTAATATAGTGATTCAATAGTCATTTTTAAAGATGACAAATTGACGCACCCATCAAATATCTCCATTCAACTTGGGCCTGTACTTTCTAATCAATGCACGTTCCAGTTCATGTGCCGCGGTTTTCCCGCGCACCTTGGAAACAATAACAATATCAAAGGCATCCGCGCCGTGTTTACGTATCGCTTTGCACAAAGGCCAATTTAAACCGTCTCGGAAAGCTCTGGAAACGTGCCTGGTGAAGCGCCTCTTAGCGCAATAGGTCGGGGTGCCTTCTCGCACGGCCGTCACCCCGATATACAATCCTGCCGAGCATTCCAGCTGGTACACCAAGTGGTTGCAGTCAGAACGTTTTTTTCGTGTGCTCATACACCATATATGGGGTCTAAATGGGGAATTACAAGTGTGACATTCCGACGCAGGGCCAGAGACTCATTTCAATGTTGCTATCATCTTGATATGACTGGGTATTTTCAAGTCAATCCCGAACGTTTCCAGCGCACTGGAGCGTGTCCGGGGCAGCACGTAGGTTGATGAGCAATCAACTCGATAAGTATCTGGAACCTTCTCCAATAGCTTTTCTGTCGGAATCGTCAAATAGTTCTCGATAACGCTGAAAGTATCAAGGTTGCATTTTTGTTTTCAATACAACTTAGGATTATCGCGCATATCAGATACGCGATAATTCGCGGTTATTGCGAATTGGACACACCGCACTATACTATTAGTTTGCGGGATACTCCGCACAAAAATTTGAATTGAAACCGAATTCCATACATTCACCATGATTCATGAATGTTCCCGAAACAAGCCACAACAACCAAAAAAAGAAAATCATTCCGGCAAACATTCGCATTAGTTATCATACTCCGGATTATAATCATTGTGATCACGTTTCTTTAGCCACTTTTGCTGGCGCTTGCTGGCTCTGTTTTGTTTATTGTGGTAGAAATCCTCAGCGAGTGTATCTGGATCTTGTGGGAGATAATCGCCACCCACGGGTCGGGTGGTAAACCCATTCTTCACATATCTTGTCATTTCAGTAAGCTTCTAAAAGTCGAAGCCCTTTCTTATTAAATGTTTCTTTCCACTCATGGAAATTCGGTCCATGCCCCGGAGGATTATTATACATAACTTGATACAGGTGTATCATTTCATGCGCTAAAACTTCCACAAAATTCTTTTTGGTATCGTAATGTTTATTCATGCATAGTTTTGGATAAATGTATTCTGGATTCTTAGTATCAATTGTCCAACAGAAGTAGGCATGATTGCCGCGTCTAATCCTGATATCTATTTCGGGGATTGTCTTTAACGAGGAATTAAACATCTCCCGGTTCAAGATACGAAACCACTTCACTACATCATCATGTGTAGGCTTAAAACGCTCTCCGTTATGCGGAGTTGTTTTTAGCTTCTCTAGCTTTGATTTGTAGATTTTCTTCACGCGGTTGTCCTTTTATGGAGTTTCGCATTTTATAAATCCCATCACACACTGATTAATTCTCAATATCCGTAAATACTTCCATTACAAGAGCCTTGGTCAGTCCCCTGACCTTAAGATTCTTCATAATGGCCGCGGCAAATATATCGGCCTCGCGGGACTCCAATACTTCCAAGATTTGGATCAGCAACAATTCTCGGCGTTGCTGTGTTAGTTCTTTTGGTGCCGCAGGATTATCTTTTTCAAAAAGATACATGCGATTTATTTCCATGTCAATTGAGGAATAACCCATTCCGATAGGCATATCAGAACGCTTATAGGGTGGAATTTTCTCAAACAAAAACCGAATGCGTGGGTGAAAATTGGCGCGAAGGATAGAGCGAAGGGCAAATGAGTTATTGTCTCGTAGTACCTGTTTCTTTTCTTCCTTGTTTGTTGCCTTTTCAAACGCATCAAAAACTTCATATAGATTTTTTGACGAACTCATATTATATTCCTTTTCTTGGATAAACTCATTCTAAGTTTTCCGTTTCATATTAACAAATAGTATGTCTTTTCCATTTCCGCAAATCAATTGCATAAAGTATTAAAAAGTGATACTTTATGCCCGCAAAATCAACGGAATTCCGACATAACCTCAAACAAATTTCGCAGATTGTTGTCCATAAAATACTTGGTCAATTCACTGTGGCCGATAGCCCGTTTCTCTTTTTTAAATTCATCAAGGATAGCCCTTCGGATATCCTTTGGAATATAGTCTAGATTAACCAACTGTTGGTTCCGTTTGAACCTCGTTAGCATCTGGTCATCACAAAATTCCTCAGGTGCCTGGGACAACCAGACTTCAAGTTTCTGCTTCGAAATTGGTTTTTGCCTAGAGCCTGTCACCACGAATGTATCATCCGGTGAAAGGAAATTAGGCACACCGTCGGATCGCTCACCACAAAGCGTATGTTCCTTAACAAGACGCTCTGGTTGATCGGTCGTTATGAACCTATTTAGGTTCGGGCTATATTGATAAACGTTAGGATACTTCTGGAGTTGCAGAAAATCTTTATCGGATGAAAGGATAAGCACCTTTTCGTTCACTGCCGCCATAGGGGCCAGGGTTCCGATGATATCATCTGCTTCCGCGCGGTCGACATTAACGACCTTAAAGGGAAAGTTTTCCGAGATTTCGTCACGGATTTTGTTCAAGGACGTGAATATTACATTCCAGTCATATGGTGATTTGGCACGGGCGCTCTTGCGTTTGGCCTTGTAATATGGGAATACTTCTTTCCGCCAGTAATTGCGGTTATCGGCACAAACGACAATTTCGCCGTATTTTTCCTTGTATTTGGAACGATATGAGCGTATCATGTTTAGTGTAATGTGGCGGGTCATGTCCTCGTCCACCTTCTTCGGGTCACCACCTACAACCATAATAGCGGCAATGCAGGCCTGGTTAAAATCTATAAGAATCATTCACATCTTCCTTATTCTTCAAGCTGCGCTTCAAGCCGCGCAAGCTCCGGCGCAAGCTGCGGAATCAGGCGGTATTCCTCTTCCATCTTCTGCCATGAAAGAATCACTACACCAACGTCAGCGGCCATGTTATTTACATCTTTAATTGTAGACACTAAGTTTTGAATATCTTCGTTATTCTTCGGCGCCGGCGCCTTTGTAATTACATAACCATATCCAGTGAGGATGCTTCTGGCCTGTTGTGTCCGATCACTATATGTATATGCAACGTATATCATTTGTATCGACTTTCATTATAAAATTACAATCAAGTTTCCTTGTTGTTAGACTGTTTCGGATATTGTCGTCGCGCTGTTCGATATCATGCCGGCAATTTCTTCTTTGGTTGCGACCTTGACATTTGTATCCATGTAATCATGGAACGGATGCTCTAATCCGAATGACCGATAGATTGTGGCCCGGACACATTCCATAGAATATGAAAAATCTTTCTGGAAGTCTGGCGCAACTACGTCAACATCATACCCTATATGCAGTTCATCAATAATGTCCTGTGTTAATTCGTGTATGATTCGGTCTGCCTGTTTACGCTTAGATTTATCCAGTTTTTCTGTTTCATCTGGTTCAACAGGCATACGAACGATTTTGTGTTGGGGGAATTGAATTATTTCGGCTGATTTTTGGGGTGTTTCTGCTAGTTTAAATACGGGTGTTTCTTTTTTCATTTTATTACCCTGAGTAGGACGGTATCAATATTGATACGTCCGTTAAGAAATTTGGCTGTGGTGCCAATGCTATCCATAATTTTGCGAAGTTGTGGTTTTGTTCCTTGCGAAACAGTCGCCAGACTTTTTTCTGGTTTGCGTAGTTTTTTCGAGATAGATTCTTTATCATCAAAGCCGAGGATTTTCGTGCCCTTCATGGACAATCCTGCGGGGCCTCCGGACTTATAGATGCCAAGGTAGCGGGTTTTTGTATTGAATACCCACAATTGATCGGAACCAATAATATCAATCGGCCGCACACTCTTTATCTTATATTTATCATCCGACTCTTTGTACTTTACCTTGGAGACAAGTTTCTCCGCCGATTTAGGCTTGGGTGTACGTGGCTTGCGGGTGGACTTCTTGACGTTAGCCGCAAATGTCTCTGAATCTGTCACTAGTGCTTGAACGAATTTCAGTCGCCGGATCTTCTCCGCCTTGGAAATGTGATCGTAACCTTCTTTCAGGTCTGCGGCGCCGGCACCCAGAACATCAATCATTTCATTGAACAATGGAATATAATAATCGGCAATGGCACGTGCCACCAATGGCTTCACTTCATTCTTTGCGAGCCAATCATACATTATGAATTCATAATCCACATCAAGCATGTGCTTGTCTAATTCGTTTTCAAGCAAGCCAATATAATTTGAGATTTTTTCGGCCGTGCGATCTTGTACGGAAACAGCCTTTTCATTCTCCTGCGCTATTTCAGAAAATGCGGAAACAACCTCTATAGTTGAAATGAGCGCATTTAGTTTAATCATCATGCGATCTTGATAACCATCCGGCAAAGTGCCGCCTAGCGTAAGAATACGGGCGTTCCAACCAATGCTGTTAATGAATTTGTTATCGGCGATCTTTTTGACCGCGGCAATCTTGTCTTTATCGAATTCAATTTCTTTCAAATACGAAATTGTATATTCTTTGGCCTTTGCGCTATCTTGAAAATAATTATACCAGTTATAGGCAATTGCCAAAGCTTCTGTGCTGGTATTATCGCGCAAATCAGGCTCGACTTTTGACGGCCCTGTAATAGACATATTAATTCCTTAGTGATTGTTTGTTCTAGAGGTTAGGATACTCTATATCCGACCAAATGTCAATGACTCTTATTCCGCCTTCTAATTCAGCGTTTCCGCCTTGACGGACCAACTCTCGCGCATGAGAAAGTGCCGCTTCCTTAAAATACCAGGTCGTTTCATCATCAAATGTTTCATGAATAAACTTGGAATTCGGAATCCACTTGCTGGTATTCGCGTTAATTCCAAGATACAACATTTCGGGACTGTCTAGAGCCTTGACGCGATATTCGCCAGGGGTCTCTAGAATTACAATAGTTCTACTCATCCTGCCCCGTTACTACCATCTCACATTCAACCAAGGCCTGTTCAAGGGCCTGTGTTCCTGATAGACCAACCAAAAGTTCATCGACTGAATCAGGAAAGAATGTCGCGGTTTCGGAGTGAATGAACAAATTCAAAAACTTGTCCGATACATCACGAATGATAATTGTGTTTTGGTTGTTCTCGAGATACCATTGCCAGTTGAATTCAAAGGTTGTAATTCGACCGTTATTATCAAAACTAACCTTGTTCCAGTACTTGTGCAATTTATTTTTCTTCTTATGTACCGTATAATAGTCATTAACGTCATAACTTGGACTATAGATCGTAAGTGTTATATTTTCCGACAAATCATGCTTCGGAAAAACATTGAGATTGATCTTTGTTCCATCAGGCCATTCCGTGGACATTACACATGAGCCGGGCTTATTAGCATTGTAATCCCAATAACCATTCACGACCCACTGGTCCTGGGCCGCATTATATACCGTCTCGGCATATGCAACAGAACAACTTGCCATTAAAACAGCCGCAAGGCCAGCGCTAATCAACTTTTTCATAATATTCCTTTATCACATTATAATTACTGGAGGGATTTATTCAAACGCAATATCCAGTTATCGCGTTTTTAGCCGACAATCAACTTCTTAACAGAGTCGACGCGGAATGACCGAAAACCATTGTTTTCAACGTCCCACACGGACAGAACAGCATCATTCTCCGCACGTGGCTTCTTTTCTTCATCAGTTGTATCGACACGTTCTGGCATATATTCTGCCAGCAGTGTGCCCTTCAAAACTCTTTCAGTTCCATCCAGTTTTTCAAAAACCACGGTAACGAGACCGTTTTGGAACTTTTCCTTCAATTCGTACTTATTCAACATTATATGTCTCCTCTTTCTTGAAATTTCAACCAATCATTCAATTCTTCGAAACCACCCACATGTCGGCCGTTAACAACGATCTGTGGTGCCGTAGGCCGAGGATTCGGCACGTTATTCCAAAACTTGACTATAAAATCATCGCGCGAGATACCTTCACCTACCACAATTTCTGTAAAGTCATAGTGCGCGGCATTAAGCTTTTCTTTAGCTTTGATGCACCACAAACAAGTTTCCCTGCGTGTATAAAGTTCAATCATAGCGTATTGCCGGAACCATTCTGTTCCTCCGCGGTTGGTTTACCAATGTCACTCTTGCTGATCCTGCCCCTGATATAAAGGTAAATGGGAAATACGATTGCGAAAATAACGGCCCAAAAAACAGCTTGTTCAATACCAGTCATAATATATCCTTACTTTTTTGCCATTGTTCCAACGATGCCGGCGCGATAAGCACCTGGTGCCGGCCGTGTTGGTAATTTCATAACAGTTTTCCCGGAAGCAAAATAATCTGCTACCATTTCATCCGTTGTTTTATGTACCGGCTCTATTTTCTTGCTTTTCTTAGCCATATATTATGAAACCTTTTCCATTGTGGAGCCATTATCTGTCTGATAAACGTTTCCGCATTCCACTATATCGGAAACATACCGAACCGGCAAAGGCACATAGGTCTGTCGCCTCATATGACCGATTGCACGGTCAAAAGATGGGAAAATAACTTCCGCTTGATTTGATAAGGTAACCTTATACATTTCCGTATTCCTTGATATAGATTCAATAACCTATATAGCTATTATAACACAATCCGGGCGAATTGCAACCGAATAATTATTCGCCGTAATAGCCGGGAACAAACATATAGGATTCGGAAGGCAGTGGTTCTGTTGAAACAAGATCATAAAGTTCCGAATCGAGCTTCGCCAATTCAACATGGCCGCGGCCGTTGACCGTGCTATACACAATAAACATGCTATCCATTATTCATTTTCCTTATTAAAAGATTCCAAGGCATCATCATAATAGTCCCAATTATCGACTCCAGCGTCCCGCAATGCATTTAAAACGTCAGAAGCGTGTAATAGACTTTCATATTCTTTCTTGGTAATCGTTATCATTTCAACATCATTCATGGCTTTGGCTCCTGTGTGGTTGTATTCGCTGTCGGTGCAGCCTCAATAAGTTCAATGAGCTTATCAGCCATGCGAGCATAAGCCGACCCCGCCGACCCCACCAACTTTGCCAATATTGCTGCTGATTTTGCCGCCGACCTTGTTGACATTGCCGCCGACCGCGCCGACCGCGCCCGCGCCGAGTCGGCCGCAAACCACGCCGCCTCCGCCAACCTCACTGGCCCCTCAATAGGCTCAATGAGCATGTCTGACATGCGGATATGAGCCGCCAACTCCAATGCTTCCGCCGCGGCGACCGCGGCGGCCCTCGCCGCCTCAATGTCCGGCGGCTCGCCCTTGGAAATAGCTAGAATCACTTGCGCGGCCTGCGCAACCGCATCCTTCACCAGTGGGTGGTTAATGCCCGGATTGACCTCCTCATCAGTCAGCAGCCAATGCAGGAACTTCCAGCTTACGAGGGACAAATCCATACCCGGCTGAATGGCCGTCATAAACTGAATGGGCCAGTCCTTCGCAACGTCATTGGGCAGGCCCTCAAAGATCGTATCTTCGAGGCGGGCCAGAGCAGCGGGAATACCGAATAACCTTTCGTAATCCATATGATCTGAGGAATGGATGGTACATCCAACCGCGCAGCCTTTGCCCTCCTGCCAATATAGACCCTTGATGATCTGGTCTGCGTCATAGTGCCTTTGAAGCTGCAATAGGATTGCGTCCTTGATGGATTGATCGTTGTGATAGGCAATTAGTGTCATGGTTTTGTCTCCTGTGTGTGGGCGAGGTTAATAGGCGCGGCAAGCAATTCCGCAGTGTCATTAACAACGGACTTTTGGATAGCTGCGGAATATCCGTTATTGTAAATGTCGTAGGCTGCCTGAATCCACGTTCGCAAAAGCACGAAACACTTCGCACTTCGGAGTGTTTCCTGTTGAAACTTTACTTGTGCCTGCTTCAAAGCCTCACGCAGCTGCTCGATTTCGACCTGTGCGTCTAAGCCCTGTAGGGCAAGGTCTTTGAACATCTCTAAATCATGTCCAGACATGGCCTCAAGATTGCCTTTATCCCAACTTTCAACCCAGTCTTTCGTCAATGGATCACTCATGCATGGCTTTGGCTCCTCTGCGAGGGCGGCACGGGCGTTGAGCAAGTCTCTGTTGACAAGTCTGCTTCCGCCAAGAATACAATCAATGCTTGCCATATTTAATTCTCCCAACCACGGCCTCCGATCTGCCTCATCCGCAAAAGGCTTCAAAGCCTCCCGCAGCTTTCGGTTCTCAACGAGCAACCCATTAATTCGGCACAGCAATCGTAGTTCATTGTCATCATTCATGTCTTTAGTTCCTTTGTTGGTTGTCATGCATCATCAACGATAGCGTGAATCATCAAGAGCAACGTAGATGATCAACCCGACAATAGCAATGTAGAGCAAAGCCAAGATGCCAAAGTCTAGTAGTTGGTATCCTGTGTTGATTATCATTCCAATAGAAGTATCATTCATGTTTTTTTGCTTCCCCTATAACCTTGTGTGCCCAATGAATATGACTTGTGTCCCATGTTGGCAATGGTGCCGCGAATTAACGGAAACGTTATTTCTTCCTTGCGCGGCGGAAAATATTTGCCGCGCTTAATAGTGCGGCCGCTTTTCAAATAATCGGCGATTAATTGTGCGGTGGTAAGTTTCATTAACGGGCCCTCGTCCAATAAACGTTGGGGAGAGCAGGATCAAAGATACTGCCGCGCGAAAAGTTCTGTGCAGGGGCGCGCCAACCAGCGGCCTTTAGAATCGTGCCCGTGGGCCACGTGTCCTTTGGATTTGCACCAAGGGCAATGAAAGAATGAACGCCGCTTTGTCCCCACGTAGTAGTTATGACCTTGATAAACTTGTTGCCATATTCATATTCAACCGTAATTGATAATGAATTTGCTGAAAACCTTGCGTAATCTGCCTTGATCTTAGCAGTATAGGCGTCAAAATATTTTTGTTCGATAAGCATATTAGTTCCTTGTTAACTTAGCTATAGAATCGGCGCGTGTTGTCAGTATTGTCAAAATTGCATTTCGTATCTGATACCCACACAATACCGGGAAGTTGGCCTTTCGGTACCGAGGCCGCGTCCAAATAGGCAAAGCCCTTGTAATTATTAGACTGGAAAAGAACCACTTCAAGCGCATCGCACCAACCTTGGCGGGTTTCCTTTGAATAAATAGAATCTCGAAGGATCGCATTAATAGCCTCCTTGAGCGGTTCCACGTCTACTGTTTTGCGTCCCATATCACTTCTGCTTATGAACAGAGGTTAGAGTCGCGCGGAAGCAACCAGTTGCATACCGCGTAGGATACACCTTGATAACTCCACCCTTATCAAAAAATTCAGCGGCCATCGCCTTCATTTCATCCTTGGTGTGTTCGGGAAACTTGATCTTTTTGGCCATGTTAGACTCCTTTAAAGTGATGCTGTTGAACGAACGTAAGGAACGCCATTAAGTTCCAAAAGTACCGTGTGTACCTCATAGGACTTTCGTGCCTTGAAAATTGCGGCCGCCTTAAGCTGGGCGCCATATTGTGTGTCAGAGGTGACTTCAATTTCCTTATTCTTATAACGTGCAAGATATAGATTCATTATGAATTGTCCTTAGATGAATATGCAACAAGAAAAACCATGCCGAAAACGAAAACTAGAAAAGACGTAAACAGTCCCGAAAGAACCGGCGTCATGAAAACCGTAGCGTCAACAAAGTGGACGAGCGAATCGTGTTTCGAAAAAGCGACAAGCATTCCGGAATCCGTGTTGGTGAAACATTCCGCATAACCGTTAATGCCAATTTCGTCACAAGTGACCGTCTCGACAAACTTTGAACTGATTTCGCGCGAAAGATTCATTGATTAAAAGATTCCAAGGCATCATCATAATAGTCCCAATTATCGACTCCCGCGCACTCCAATGCATTTAAAAAGGCGGAATCGCGTAATAGACTTTCATATTCTTTCTTGGTAATCGTTACCATTTCAATATCTTCGCTCATGGCTACTTTAACACTTGTTCTATTGTTCTCTTGCTCATACTACCAATATAGTGATTCAATAGTCATTTTTAAAGATGACAAATTGTCGCACCCCTATGATTGCAACTCAGAGTAGTTGCCATGATATTCTTCTAGTCCTACGAGATAATCATTAATCTCGGTTAACGTCAATTCGTCAATTTCCTGACGTCCGCTAACGGTAAGAATATATTCTTGCAATAGCAGAGGAATCTCTGCGTATTTCCGAAACGTTTTAAGATATGTACTCATACTACCAATATAAGCTTTTTTTTGAGGATTACAAGAGGCCGAGCATAAAAAAGAGCCTACGAAAATTGCTATTTCGTAGGCTCTTGCGCAACTTTATTACGTCTTATTTGTTCTGGTTATGTACCAGTTCTTTGATCGGCTAAGAATTGATTCACATATTGTTCATTAATTACTGCACCAAATTTTCGTGCCGCGCGATACTCTTTTCCATACTCAACACGGAACATTTGAACCAATGCTGATTCTGAATTCTCGCTATTAAAAACTCCTAGCATTCCTTTGCCGATGCTACCGGCCACTTTCGTAAACATTACAGTCTCCTTTTATCTTACGATCTATTTATAGACAGTATATCAGGAATTGATGCAATGCACAAACGATTTTATGTTAGGTGGGTAGTGACAATTTGTTTCACGTGCGCTTTATGAATTTTGCAGGAAATCCAGGAATTATACCACTTGTCGGATTCCAGAACTTCAAATTGAAATTGATATTTCGCTTCCCAATAATTACATGTCCCTTTATTCGGACATAATTTTAGGATTGTGCGGGAGAATTTTTCTTTTCCGAGAACTTCAACATCATGGTTGAGTTCCTCGTTCGAGCCATAATACAATTCCCAATCGGAGGCTTTCTTAACTTTTACGTTACGTTTGCCTTTTCGTTTTTTTGTTCGAGTAAATTGGAATAGTTTTTTCCCGATATATTGCCGACCCGTTTCCGTATTGGTTATCAGATATACAAAACCAATGTTATCGCCTATTTGATTTTCATCAAAGGGCTTATCTTCATAAGTCCACATGTTATACTCCTATAGGAGTATTTATTAGAGTTGTGGATCTTCTTCCTCGTAGGTGCCAAAGTCCACTTCTTGTTCGTCCTCGGTTTCGTTGGCCAGGTCTTCATCACAACAGAACGGGCAGAACTTCGGAAAGCTTGTTATTCTGTCGCTATCAAATGAGAGTTTAAATTCGCTCTCACAATAGGAACATATGTGATTAATTACTTCTTTACTCATCTTCTTCCTTTTTCACGGAATTTAAATTCCGTTATTCTTTCTGGTACTATTATATCGTAACAGTGATATTCGGGATGATATAGGTATTTTATTTTTAATCCCTTTGTATTTACTTTTAACGTGATTGGTTTATGTTTTTTACACCAATCAGAACCAGCCTGGTTCTGTAAGATCCAATTAGGATCATTTGTTAACCAAACTACATTAGGTTGTTTTTCCCAATCACCATCTTTTGTAAGGGTGCTTCTCATAAATTTAGGAATTAACCCCGTTTTCAAAATAGATTTCCTATTTTTACTTGGTGTTATATGATATAAATTATACCTCACATGCCCCCGCGGCGCAGGCGGCGGCACCCATAGTATCTATTTCGATCATTTTGGCAATCTTCAAATGCTCTTCCATGTTGATATCAGTGAAATTGATTTGAATCTTCATCCACTTATATAGTATGTAAACGTCCTTCAGACAATAGGAAGTCTTTACCAGGTCACCTTCAAAGAAGTTTTCAGCAAACTTGATAAAACGACGAACCCAGTCAGCACGGATATCCTTTAATTCCTGACTGGAATCATCTGTAGTCTGCTGCGCAATGAATGTGGCGTCCCATAGATTCTTGAATCCCTTGGATGCATCAACAATTAGTCCGGAAGCAAACAAGGCCGCCTCGCCATATTTGCGCACCATTTCTCTAGGAGATAGAACTTCTATGTTTGGTGCCTGGAAGTAGTCCTTATCGCCTGATTCTCCAATGAGGGAAACACCGGTGAAGTGCTTCCGATTCTTAAACAGATATTCCGCCACGGCATCCCATTCATCGGGTCGGACGGTAACAGTATTTGATACATTATGACGTACCGTGGGGTCAACACAGAGACTTTCATCGGTGCCAGCTTCTACCCATGTGTTTTGTACCAACTTAACCTTTTCAAGGAATTCTACGCCATTCAATTCGTCCTTATATATAGAACCTTTTGGTGGTATAACAGGGAATGAGATTATATTATCAGACCTGGAACTAGACCAAATTGATTCCTCAACCATATATGGGTTGTGCTTCCGAATTATGTCGGAAACTTCCTGCGATTTGCTAATTTGAATATTGCGGATATAACGCTTGCTATGCTCGGGGTGAATACCGGAAGCGGTGCCAAGCAACACCGAAGCGTTGCCTGCTGGCTTAACACAAGTGGTACGCGCCGATGGATTAATGCCAAGCATCTTGGCCACTTCCCTATTAGTTTCCCGAACGATCTTTGCACCATCCTTTAGAATGTTTTCATCAAACAAAATATCAGGATTATTCATCCATCCTGTTAATGAAACACCAAGTAGAGCCTCACGCTCGAATATTTCTTTTGTTGCGGGACCAACAAATTTGAAGTCTGTATATGCGGCCTGCATTGTGCCAAGAATGGCCGCAACACGGCACATATCAAAAAATTCTTTACGTGTGTTGCATTTTGCTCCATTGCCCTCAATCAAATTACATCCCTGCCAACCAGAAACACCGGCTACCGTTTTAGGGTACATTCCGATTTCGACGCAGGGGTTAAAGCAATGCTCCAGTGATGATACAAATACAAAACCAGGTTCACCAAATTGTTTAACCCATTCCATGATTTCTTTAAACTCATCAAGCTTGACTTCCGAACGCAGGAGAACAACAGAGTTATTTGACCTGGCGCGTTGTGGATTCTCGGCAAACCAATTGCCTGTTTTTGCTTGAAGCATTTCTTGGTCGTCCTTGGAGAACAAGCAAATGGTTGCCGCGCGGCGAACGCCGCCCGATAATACCGCATCCGCGGCGTGCATACAAATATCATATGCATGAATTGGTCGGAGAATGCCTTCTTCTGCAATTGACGTTAATAATTCCTCAACATGCTGTAGTGCCCGCTTTAGTGGTTCGGGACCTGGTGCTTTGAAGCCACCAGAAATAATGGCATCCTTTTTACGGATCTTATGGTATTCAAAGAATACACGGCGGCCTTCATATTCGGGGTGAACACCTCCACCAATAAAAAAAGATGAAAGCAATACATCTAACGCGCTTGCCCATCCTTCAATTGAATCATCTATAGTGTGAGTCTTTGGTTGTTTGGTGCGCGGCCGTATCATTGGTAGCTTAGACATATGGTGCTTCTGCACGGAGAAACCAGCGCCGGCGCCGCATAGAAGAATATAGAAATATTCACCAAAGAAAGCAGGCCTATCCAAGTGCGACGAAGTGCAATTGCCAGTTACTATGCCGCCTTCTAAAATAAAGGATTCATCTTCTTCCACTTCTAGACACCAGACTTCTTCTGTTTTAAATGGTTCTATATTTTTAACTTTCCATCCAGAATTATATTTTGATCCGGAATGATCACATGTTGTAAACAAGATTGTATATGGTCTTGTACCAAAATTTGTGATTTGTCCCGTCAAATCTCTTTCGGAAATGATATGTACCCCAGCTATGGGGAAACAATTTCTTATAAAATCTATTGCTTGTTTTCCCGTTGCCTGGATTCCGTTATATCTCTTACAATCAAGAGAGGTCACTTTCTTAGTGCCATCCGCGGCCAAATACCCAGCCACAAAGGCCCTAATCAATTCTGGGGAATCAATTTTTGGATCGGGTAAAGTTTTTGTATATTTTCCAG